GCGAATTCTGTCGTGGGGACAACTCATATCTCAATATGGGTTTACTCGTGAGCTCGGTGATGGGGGATCAATACCGTCAGGTTTCCATCCAGACTGGGATTGGACTGATCTAAACAATCAGGCCTATGCCCGCTTTAATGGTAAGCTTCGTAAAGGTAGCGCCTCTTTAGGCGTTACGGCGGCTTCTTGGAAGCAATCTCGTGACATGATCGTCACGCGATCCAATAAGCTTGCGCGTACTCTTGACTCGGCTTACGAGTCACTTCGCGGGAATCGGAAAGCTCGTGATGCACTTCGGAAGAATAGGGAACCCCTGGCCAACCAGGTCCTCGAGACCGAGTTCGGCTGGGCTCCTCTATTCCAAGATATGCATAACTCACTTTCCACCGTCTGTAAAGACGGTGTCCCTCCCGGGCGAGTGATCGCTCGTGGTAAGGGTGCCATCTCTTACTTTAGTAAGGGTAACACTCGAACTTTGAAGCACGAGGGCGACGCAATGGTAACCTATTGCGCCGATGCGTATGTTGACAATCCAAATCTTTGGCTTGCTAACCGCTTGGGTCTTATCAACCCGGCAACGGTCATTTGGGATCTAATCCCTTGGTCGTTTGTGGTGAATATGTTTGTTAATGTGAATCAGATGGTTTCATCAGTTACTGATGAAGTCGGCTTGAACATCTCAAACAGAAGCGTCACGCAGACAGCTCGAGTAGTTGTCGAGTGCCTGAACTACGATCCGGATCCTGATTATGGTACTAGTTTCGCGAGATACTATATCAAAAACAAGAACCGGGTCGTGGGGAGCGCACCTAAAATCGGTTTTCAGTTCAAACTCCCTCAAGTCAACTGGGAACTGGCCGTCATTGCGACGTCGCTAGTTGTCCAGAAGTTCAAGAGGGTGAATGATCTGATCCGTGTCGTTTAAGTAGTCCGACTTTCTGACTATTACCTTTCCAAAAGGAAATTCGCAACCATGCCTCAAGCTGCTGACCTCGTGTTGAAAAACAATGCGGCCGTCGATAAAACCTTCTCTCTTTATGCTCCTTCGGCCGGCGATAGCTCGCTGGCCATTTGGAAGCTGAAGGAAGGGACGATCGCGTCTGTCTTTCCCACTATCACCGCCCAAGCCCGTCAAACGGGAAACTCTTCGCGCACCGTTCAACTGAAGCTTCGTCTTCCGTCGTCCTATACGGACACGGTGACCGGTCTGACTCGCGTCGGATCGGCTTTCGAAGCCAACATTCAGTGTTCGGTGCCTGATGATTTTCCCGAGGCTATCAAGAACGACGCTGTTGCCTTCACGGCAAACCTCGTTGCTAACACTTTGGTGAAAGCAATGATTCGCGACGCCCTTCCTGCCACCTGATTGTCTAACTAACAATCAATTCTTGATGGAGTTCGCATGGATAACCAAGTTATTCGTGTTGTCGAGAGCCTAGCTCGCGACATAGGCACGCCCCGCGCACTGTCGGTTTACCTTCTAGTGCGCGCGGGTGAGTGGGTTGAGCTTCAAAAGCTCAAATGTAGGCCTCAGGACTACAATGATAGTGAGTCGTACTGGGCGGACTGTGTCATAACAGACCTTCTCAGAAAATGCGACTTACCGACCAGTGTAGACCGTGAGGCGGCAGCGGTGCAGACTTTTCTCTCTTGCGAGAGGGAAAACTGCAATACCAATGCCCGGTTACGACGGTATCTCCCCAACTCCCTCTTAATCGAGGAAGGGGACATGCCCGTCTACGACTTCATCTGTCGTTGGCGTAAAAACGTGATTGGGTTAATGGGAAATCTGCCGGACCACCTAACGCCTCGTTTTTCGAAAGGCGCTACGTATGCCGACACGGGGTTGCTAATAACAACACCGGACAAGATGTCCAGCACCCCTACAGTCTATTCTGCGACTCACGACCTCCTCCCCATGTGGGGGGAGACCTCGTGGTCTAGATCTCTTGTGGAGACTAGACCTTGGCAGAGTAGACCCCGAACCGTCAGAGGTAACATCTTTTTTACTGTCCCTAAGGATGGAACTAAGTTCCGGGGATGTTGTAAAGAGGCTTCGATTCCTGTGTCCTACCAACTTGACGTTGGGCGGATACTCAAGAATCGACTTACCTTCATCGGGATCGATCTTCGGGATGGTCAACAGATCCACAGACAGGCCGCTAGGTCTGCGAGTGAGAAAGGTGACTTTGCAACGATCGATATGAGTAATGCTTCCGACACGGTTTCCCGTGTCCTCGTGCAGCTTCTCCTACGAGAGGATTGGCATGAATTACTCAACTCTCTCCGTGCTACGCATACGCGGGTTAATGG